GGGCGGTGCCGGTGGCTTCACGCACGGGACCTGGACAGGTGGCGTTGATACGCAGGCGCTTACGACCAGCGGCAACGTCAGCGCGAAGAGTTTCATTTTCAGCTTTCGCATCAGCTAACTCCTTCGTGTATTTTGCATCGAGCGCAGCAACATCACGCTGACGCATCTGCATGTCAGTAATTGCCGCGTTCGCCAGCTTCAGTTCTCTGACATTTTTGTCGCGCTGGGCTTTGTAGGTAATGGCGTTATCACGGTAATGATTCAGCCCCAGACTAAGCGCACCACAGGCCACCAGCAGGGCAATGATGACCACGCACAGTACGCGGTTCATTTCACCACCAGCGTATCTGACCGATGAAATAACCGGAGGCCATAATCACAAACACCAGCCAGATAAGAATGAACTTCCAGGTGGATAATTTTTCAGCCATCACTCGAATCTCCCGAATCAGTTTGCTAAAATCAAACACACTTTCTCCTTTGACTTTTCCGGAGTCAGGAAACACAAAACCCCGCTTGGTGCCAACAAACGGGGTTTTTACTTTTATTCACTTACGTTTCGCCAGTTCGCAGGATTTCATGTTATCCGCCCGCGTGGCCATGCCTTATTTTTCAGCAAAATATTCTGCTTATCTGTCGATTCCCCAGCACGCCAGCGCGCTCTCCTGGTCACGACGGGATACCTGACCATAACAGTTATTTGAGCGGATACGGCAGTCTCTGCCACCGTCCTTAATCCACCAGCGAATCGCCTCACACGCTCCCCTGCGATCACCTGCATTAATTCGTTTATAAAACGTCGACGGGAAACACTTACCGGGACCAATGTTGTACGGACAGAATGACGCGATCCCCGCTTTCTGGGGTTCACTCAATGGCACTCTGATGTTTTTCTCCACCCATGCCAGCGCCTTATCACGCTCAATGGCGTTAACCCGGTCGCATTTTTCCTTCGACAACTTCATGCCCGGAACGACAGGTTTGCCATCCACCAGGATGGCACCGCGGCAGATGGTCCAGATACCCGCGCCATCACGGTATGCCGTGGTGTGGTTACCTTCCTTTTCATCCAGAAACTGGTCGAGAATGTCAGGCGCAGGCGCACCAGCGGCAATCAGCGCCAGAACGGCAGCCGACAGGCCGTATCTGATTTTTGCGTTCATGGATATTTATCAGGATTTATCGGTTTCTGAGCCCTGGATATGTTTATCAGTTCCAGCCTGTTGCCTCAGGCTGCTAACAGGTCAATACAATCATGAGGATTATTTATGGACAATAACACCATTTCTCTACAGGAGTTGCTCGACAGCATTTCCAGGCTTCGGGAAGACGTGAATACCCTTACCGTCGCCTTCTCATATCTGGCATTCTCAATTCCAAGGGAACAGATGCAATCAACGCTGGCATCAATCCAGTTTGAATCATGCAATCCCAAATGGTCTCAGGAACAACAAGACTCTTTCAGGCGGCTTGCTGTATTACTGGATGAAAAATATGCTGGTAAAATTACCATTTCGGCGGACTCTTCAGAGAACCCGTAATTATTCCCGGTAGTTTTCCTCTGTAGGTTATCAACACATCCTGCGCCTCTAAAATTACGGGGCGCTTTTCCGGCGACTGCTCATCCCCTTCACATAACCCGGCAGCAACATCCAGGAAGACCTGTCTGATGCTCCTTCTGGCTGCTGCCTCATAAAACTCCAGCGCGGCACCTTCAACACGGTCCAGCGAGATGTCCAGGTCAAAAATTTCACCGTCAAAGCGTTTTTTGTCCCGTAACGCTAAAGTTACCGTAACTTTATTCTCAAAATTGCGGATCCCTTTCACAATCAGTTCATAGTTTTGAGTCATTGAATTACTCTCCCCGTGCAGCCTTACGACGGTCCTCTCTGATTTTGAAATACAGGTTAGTCAGATATGTCAGCAGCCCAAACAGCAGACTCCCCAGCACGCCTATTGCCGCCCACTGAGACGGGGAAACCCTGTCCAGCAACTGCAGGAACCAGTAGCCCGTTCCCACCGCTGACGTGGTGTATGACACACCTGTTGTGATTTTTTCCATCTGGTACATACCCCGTCTCCCGTTATCCGGAAGCTGACAACAATAAAAAAAGCCACCAGTTAAGTACTGATGGCTCTGATAACTCATGCAGGCATCTCAGACGACCCACTGACACTACCGGTGAGTTTAACGATACCTTCCATTTGGCTGGCTCACTTTTTATGATGATGCCGGTGCATTTATCTCCAGCACCAGACTTTCTATCTCAACGCCATACGCTGCATTTTTTGTAACATCCGTCAGCGTCAGCGCATTCAGCCCCAGTGTCAGACTGTCTTTTATGACCTGGAATGCCGGGCCAGCCACTCCATTCAGTTTCGGAGTAACCGTGGCACTGCCGGCGGTGAACACCAGCTCCAGCGTCTGCCAGTCGTTACCGTAATCGCCAAACTCCCCCAGCTTCGTGTTTCCGGCTTTCCTGTGATGCATCAGATTCACTCTGCCGTCAGTGGTCTGAGTGAAGTAAGACATCAGGAACGGATTACCAGTACCCGTCATCGCCACATCATCAGGAACGGGAGCGTCCGTATACAGATAAATCCCCAGCCCGAACTGATTGTTGGTCAGTGCGCCTGAGAGGCGGAACTTACAGGTCAGTCTGCCGCCCTGTGTCAGCAGGGTAATTGCGTCATCCACCGGATGCATCAGGTACCAGGTTTTATTGCTCTGCTTGGTGATCTTAAATACACCCTCTGACAACTGAATTCCGCCATTCTTAATGCTCCAGCCCTGCGCAGCAGCATCTCCGGCTGTCGGCAACAGGGAGATTGTGCGTACGGATGCATCTTCAGACGGCCCCGATGGCGTGTCGCCGCCGGGCGAGGGTTTGATTTCCGGTGCCTTACCACTAATGAAGGCTAAGGTGCGACCGGCTACGTTCAGAATAGCAGTTGCCATACGATCGGGAATAATGCCACGACGCGCCCATGAGCTGAAATGCGTCGGGCGATTTGATGATACCCAGTTTTTGTTCGTTCGGGATGCCGAACCGTAATAACCAGACCCGGCAATATCAGGATCTTCTGACGGGTTGTTTGTCGGTGTATTAACTCCGCTACCATCGGTCATAAAGGGAACAAAATAAATCTGCTGGGATTCTTTACCTTTATATGCACCATATACCACTTCATATTGCGTACCGTGTTCTTGTTTCCACGCGTATGTCGTGTCGCCACAAATCCAGGGGACTGATGCCGGACTTCCACCGTGACACTGCGCCGCCAGCCCGGCAAGGTCAGCACGGAACTGCTGTACCATTGCAAGAAATGCTGCTGGCTGCTGGGCGTAACTGGCATTCGTCATATCGAATTCCCCCTGCATCCAGCATATCGCCAGCAAAACGTTTTTCGGGTTTTTCTGCAATGCTGCCTTCGTGCGGAAAAGCAGATCCTGATATAACGGCTTACCCACTCCCCAGCGAGCCGAATCCTGACTGGCCCCCGTGGACTCGCTGAATGTCCCCTCCGTGCCCTGGGTGAATGCCGAACCACCACGACAGCATGGTACCAGCAGGATCCCCGCGTTATTAGGGATATACGGAAGCAGTTTTTTGGCAATATGTAAGCCCTGTCCGACACAGCCGTACTGCCCTTTGCTCAGGTCAGCCCGGGGATGGTTAATCGTACTCATATCTTGAACATCATGCAGACAATGGTCAGCAGGAATGATGTCGTTAAATACGCATACTTCACCACCGGGAGTCACTGTGTTACGACGGGCCAGTTGCTTAATGCGCGGATGGGGCGCATCGTATGAATCCGGCAGCGGAAGCCCTTCACCGTAAGCCATGGCATTGGACTGCCCGGCCAGTACGATGACGTAGTACCAATCCGGCTCAGTTGCACCACTGACCACCACATCACCTTCTGCTGCAATCGCCTGCATCAGGGTATAAGGGGTTATGGCCACCGGACTACCAAACGGCTGCCAGCCCTCCTTCAGTTTTTGTGTCAGTCGTTTCGCAAGGTCTGACGGCGATACCGCCCTGACCACGTCATAGTGTTTAAATGCCATGAATCCTCCCGGCCGGGATAATATTGTGAGTAAAATAAGGAGCGGGCTGAAGTCCGGAAGTTACAGGACAATGGCAGAAGAGAGACGACAGCCCGCAATTCGAAAAAGACCGCGCAGTTGCGCAGAGTGATTACTATGGGGTATTATTCGCCAGCTGAAATATTACTTCACGTTTTATTGTTTATTCCTTGCCGCCCGCGTCTCCCAGCGCGGGCTTTTTTTGCCCACAAGAAAACCCCTCCGGAGAGGGGCTAAAGCCGCGTATCTGTATCATCATGCACATGGTGCCGGGTGCCTCCCGGTGAGTTCAGCCCGGTGCCACTAAACCCGCGTCATTCTCGTTTTGATAATCAGAGATTATACCGTCACCAGTCGCCCCTCCGCTCAGGGGGATTCACCATGCGAAATTTTTTTAACAAATGCCCAGTCTGACAGGCAACTGTCAACTTACTGAATTGTGAGCAACATAGCATTTAACGGGGAACCTGTTTTCTGCAGTAAAAAGGCCCACCGGAGCGGATGGGCCTGGAAGGATAGCGGTCATGTGATGCCGGTTTCCCGGTAACTCAGCACCGGTATCTGAGTCAACGTTTTCTCTACTGGGTCATTTCCGATACGCCCTGCCTGCTGACAGGCTTTCATCACATCTGAAAATATAGCACCCTGACTGATACTGTAGTACCTAAGGTTCCAGAAACTGTGATGTATCCGGCACAGAAAAGCCCCTCCGGAGAGGGGCTGGAGAGTGGCGCTATGTGCCATTGCATGGTGCCGGGTGCCTCCCGGTGAATTCAGTACCAGCACCTGAATCCGCGATTATCCCATATACCTACTCGCTGATTGCCCCTCCGCACAGGGGGATTCACCATGCCAGTTTCTTTTAACAAACTCCCCGCAAACCAGACAACAGTCAACCGCCTAAATTGTGAGACATTTAAAAAAAAGGCCCACAAAAGCGAGCCAGGGAAAATAAGTGTGGCGCGTTGTACTGGATTCGAACCAGTGACCGATTGCTTAGAAGGCAATTGCTCTGTCCGGCTGAGCTAACAACGCAGGATACAGATAATGGACCGCCTTCGGGGACCCGAACTCCGCGCAACCAGCTTCGAAGGCTGGCGCTCTTTCCTGATGAGCTAATGGCGGTATGTGATGGTGGCCCTTGCTGGATTTGAACCAGCGACCTGGCGATTATGAGTCGCTCGCTCTCACCACTGAGCTAAAGGGCCGGGAGCAGAATAATAATGGTGCGTAATTAATTCTGCAATCTCATCCGTTTCAAACGATTAAATCCTGAACTTCCCTGACTGTCTGCTCAAAACGTCCGGTCTCCAGCTCAACACCAATCGCACGACGCCCCAGTGCCATCGCCGCTTTTACCGTTGAACCCGACCCCATGAAAAAATCCGCAACCAGATCACCAGGACGGCTACTTGCGCTGATTATCTGCTGCAGCATTTCTGCCGGTTTTTCGCACGGATGTTTCCCGGGATAGAACTGCACCGGTTTATGTGTCCACACATCCGTGTACGGCACCTGCGCCGTCACACCAAAATACCGCCGCAGATGCTTATATTCACTCTGCAGCTCCACATACTGCCGGTTCAGTGACGTATACGTATCCACCAGCTGGTGGTGGGGCTTTTCCAGTTCACCGCGCTGATGTTTCTCTTCTGCCACCCGGGCAAACAGCGACTGTAATTTCAGATAATCGCTTTCGTTCGGTAGCTGCCACTGACTGGCACTGAACCAGTGCGACACCATGTTTTTCTTTCCTGTGGCATCTGCAATCTGTTTTGCCGTTATCCCCAGGGCCGCGCGCGCATCACGAAAGTAAGAAATCAGCGGGGCCATCACATGCTGTTTCAGTGCACTGCCCTTCACCGCATACCCGGCATCTTTCGGACGATACGGCCCCTGATAATGTTCCGCGAACAGAATGCGCTCTGTGGCGGGGAAATACGCCCGCAGGCTTTCCTTGTTGCATCCGTTCCAGCGTCCGGACGGCTTCGCCCAGATAATATGGTTCAGCACACTGAAGCGTTCACGCATCATGATTTCGATATCAGATGCCAGGCGATGACCACAGAACAGGTAAAGACTTCCGGCAGGTTTCAGCACCCGCCAGAACTGCGCCAGACACTGGTCCAGCCACTTCAGGTAATCATCGTCGCCCTTCCACTGGTTATCCCAGCCCTCAGGCTTCACTTTAAAGTACGGCGGGTCCGTGACTATCAGGTCAACAGAATTTTCGGGTAACGACCGGATAAATTCCAGGCAGTCGGCGTTGATTAACTCACAACTGGATATTTTTACAGTATTAAGCATGGATCATTAAGCCTGTCTCTGATAGGCTCATTCTGCTTTTGCGCAAAGCAGTGGGCCTGAGGTTTGCTTGTGAACCCAACGCATGAGCAGATGGCTGGTGGGTGCCCCTAACACCCACCAGCCGCCCATTTACCACAAATAAAAAAGCCTTCACTGCGGAAGGCGTCTGTAACAACCGAACTGATAGTCTGCCAGACCCGCCATAACCAGCTGGGTCAGTATTAACTGGCAGCGTTCGCGTGAAAGGTAAGTATTCTGCGCTATCTCCCCGACTGTCGCCGGTTCGGTAACTCTTAATTCATTAAACACTACTCTGGCGGTTTCTGTCATATCCTGCTGTTTTAGCATGTCTTTTTCCCTTTTCCGGTTAACGTGACACACCAATAACTCTTGTCGAAAAAGCCAGCAAGCTGAAAGACAGGTATTCACCGCCACCAGCGCGTTTACTGTACTGACGCGATTTCAGTCATAAAAAACCCGCCAGGCGGCGGGGTGTAAAAAATCTTCTAACGTCAGGCATAAAACGCCCATCGTTAGAGCAAATTTACCACAGATTCGGGAAAAATCAACAACACTATCGCGTTACCCTCTTTAACTGCCGCTCCGCCCATGCCTCTTCAATGTCAAACCGAACCACCAACGTATCGTAAAAGCGTTTCACTGATTTTTTCCACGTATCAAGCGTGATAGCACTCGTCACTTTGCGTATGGCATTAAATGCCTCCGTTGATGGTAGTCTTTCACAGCCACGACCACCACAACGCTGGCAGTCTCTGATAACAGGCATACCACGTTTTACCGACTCTTCACGATGAATGGCGACACCACGCCCACGGCAATCCTTACAGGCGGTGGAAACCTCACCCTTTCCGCCACACTCCGGACAGGCAACTTTTACCACCTCCCTGACTTTTTTCCATTCTTCCCAGTAAGACGGATACACACCTTTCGTACACTTTGCCCATACCGGCGGCTTACCATCCGGATACTGGACCTTGTTTGTAAAAACTATGCTTTCAATAAATTTTTCCCCATAGCAACAAGGGCACTGCTTTTTACTCGCTGCGCTGCGGGCATAATCCTCAAAAGCGTACGAAGCCATAATGCGCATCACTACCGGTTTTATTTCTGCCGGGAGTTTTCTTAACGCCGCCACGCGATCACACCGACTGAGTGCATATTCTGTCAGCAATTCTGTTGCCCGCTCTCTGTCATTCATACTAATGCCCATTTTCCCAAGGAACGCAGAAAAACCCATCTCAGCCCGATTTTGTGTCATGCCCTGCGCGGCCATCACATCAGTGATACTCAGCGCATCTTTTGATGTCGAGGCGGACGCATCGGTCAGGCCGGGGGATTTTGGGGAGTAGTATTTCGGTAAATCTTCCAGTTTCATTTTTTGACCTGCCCTTCAAGCATTATGGGGTAAATCTTCACCCCCAGACGTCCACCAGATACTGGCTGACCACGAACGATATTGATTTCATCAAACTGCTCATCGTCCATTAGCAACCCCGCATGCGTCAGCGCATCCAGCGGCGCTTTCAGAATATTGTCCGGGTCACGGCGGCGCTTATCCGGTGGTTCTGCAATAATTTTTATTGCCAACCTTCCGGACAGGCTTAATTTCAGCCGCTGCTGGCGAACAATAAGCGCCACTGCCCGGCGATAACGCTCCCCGGCTTTTGATACAAAATATGTGCTGCCACGGCGTCGCCAGTAAGTGTTCACCGTTGGCGGGTAAGGCAAAACAAATTCTATGCGTTCAGTCATTTATGCTTTCCACTTCAAAACACCCGAATTTCTCGCGTGCATTAAAAAACGAATCAGCAACAACAGCTGGCTGCCGTGTTTTTCTTCAAAATCTTCTACCCCGGCGTGTAGTTCGCTATGGCATTTACGGCACAGCGGAATAACAAACAAATCATCAGCCTTTGTTCCCATCCCTCCCAGTCCATGACCAATGATGTGATGCGGATCATCTGCCTGATTGCCACACGTCATGCATTTCTGCGTTTTTACCCAACGCGTGTATACAGGCATCTCTTCCCGTTGTGATTTCTGGCGCTGGAGATACTGAGCCGGTGACTCCGGATCAACGGCAATGCTGACCACCGTCTTTTCCTGTGGCGGGTTTTGCTGGTGGGCGTGAGGCAGCGGCGCAAGATTTTTTGTGCGCTGCTTCAGTATGCTGG